CCATTATTGTGCCACCCCATAACCTTTTGTAAATGTTATTGTTGAACCGAATACAGAGACTGGTCCTGTTGGTGAAATACCTGCTGCCGTTAATGTTATCCCAGGTGGGACAGCAACACTGATAATCATATCTTGTTGAATCGCTTTAACAATTTCTTCGATTCTTATTCGTTCCATGATTTCATCAGGATTAATACCGCCTGACGGCAGCGCACCAACAGGAAGTCCTGCTTCAGATTTTCTTGCAATAATACGTGATGCAATCTTAGTTGGCGACAAGCCAGCACGAAGAGGCACACCAACTAAAATAAGTGGTGTGGGTACAGGTGGTGGCCCACCAACTGAAGAGAGACTCAGAATTTTATCAAATCCCCCAATAATTGCTTCAATACTATTGAAATTGATTGCCATATTATTTCGACTGTTTTAGTTTTTTAACACTAATCCATTTCCATCCGATGAACAATCTTGTACATACTCTTCTAAACCAATTTGGTTTTGAAGTTGTTGCTAGTTGTGCTCCAGTCTTATCACCATCGATAAGATAAACACCAACTATTTGTTTGTTTAATTTTTGGTCTACTAACATAATTTTAAGTTATTGCGTCTGTGACAGTACCTGCCACATCTTTTATTTTAGCCAAAGCACCAGTGAGACTTATTATAATATCACTGTACTGATTAATTTTTTCCTTAATTACCCTCTTTATTATGGGTTTAAGTAGTTTTATTAGATAAGCAACTGCGATTGCAAATATAAATGCAGCAATTGCTGCCATAACTTCTTTTGACATACATTTTATCATCGTCTTGAAGTTTTTCATGTCAGCACTCGCTTTGTCAATTAAAACACTCCCGTTATTCTGTAATGAACTCATCATTCCAAGCAAAGCTCTTATTTGAGGTGCTGCTGTTACTGCGAATAATATCTGTGTTGTAAATATTTTAATTAATTTTTGAAAGAATCCGTCTTTAATTGTTTGTTTATTTTCTGTTGTTAGGTCCTCTGTTTCAGTGCTCCCGCTTGTACTTTCCTCAATTGTTGCATCAAGTTGGTCACCAATATAAAAGGGGTCTGTTGCACCAGATATTGATATAATTAATTTATTAAAGTCGTCAAACTGCAATTCAGCAGGCATTAATCCACATCCCATATCATAATTAACCACACCTTTTGCGAGTTCCTGTGCTTTTGTAAGCAATTCATCATATTTCTGCGGTGATATTACAAAGGCATCATCTTCATCATCAAGAACTTGATTAAGAATTGTTTCAACTTGCAATTCATTATATAGTTGTTCCTCTGTTTTATTTTGTTTGCTTGCGAGTGTGCCGTAAATACTATCCATAACAGTACTTGTGATTTCCTTCTTATCAAGAAGTTGTACATCATCAAGATAACTACTAAAAAAGTCACCAATATTACCTGTAAACCCTGATGGTTTAATTTGAAAACTATCACTTCCAACATATTTTATCGAAAGTACACTGAAACTTTGAGGTATTCCGCTATTCAAAATCGCATCGTGGGCACGTTTATCGAAATTTGGTATTGAGGTGTCGTATAATAAATCACCACCCAAAGAATCGGGAGCGACTTTAAACTTACCTTTCACATCAATATTCTTTACGGGAACTGTAATTCCATTTGTTTGAAAACTAGCTGGTAGTGAATTATTGGCATTTGGTTGAACGAATTGTTTTTTTAGTTCGGTTTTTAATTTTGGTTCGACTTCATCGACCAAACTACCGAACATTCCACCAATTGTTTCTTTAAGTGCATCCGACCCCGCAACTGTTTTTAAAACATCAAGCAGAAACGGCACAATATCATCCTTATTATTAATTGAACTAAACAAATCTGTTTGAAACGGCAGTTTTGGTTGTTCAATCATGGATGTGTATGAACCAATCGTGGTAAAAACCCCTCTTTTATCGTCAGCTAAACTCATTAGTTACTTTTTTTACCATCTTTTACTTCAAGCTCAGACGCTACAAAGTCGAGCAATTCATTTCTTCTATCTCTACCAACACTATCTTTTTCTTCACTACTAACATTTCCACCAGATATACCACCCCCACCATTATTCTTATCAAAAACAACTTCCTTTAAATAACGAAGAAGCATAATCTTTTGGTCTTGGTTTTTAGCTTCGGCAGCTATAAGTTTCACAATTTGGTCACCGATTGCCTGAACTTCACCACTTTCTTTTACTTTGGTTTCCCATTTCGTGAATAATCTAGTTATCTTTGCTTTAATGTTATGACTTTCATCATAAATTTCTTGAAGAAGCATATTTACACTCTCTTCAGTAAATTCTAATTTTTTTCTTTTTGGTCTTGCCATTGTGTTTATAGTTTTAGTACATATAAATACAAGTTTTTTTATTTCCTAATCTTCCAAATAATCAACTTTCTCCAAAAAATAGATTTCCTTGAACGGTTTAATTCCGATTCGAATTTCTTTAGTGGTCAGTCCTGTCTGCTCTTTCAGATACAACAGGATTTTGTTTTTGGCGAATTTATTGGTAACTCGTTTTTCGTACTTACCATCAGGACTATCTTCCATGAATAAAACCTGCCAATTCTTCAACACATTAACAATTGCATCCCCAACAAGTGCCTCATTTTTCTTTATAGTGGAGTCGTTATCGATTCGGTCTTCAATTTTATCAACAACAGCATTGATTAGTTTTTCGAGTTGATGTTGATTTTCCATCTCCATCTCGTAAGTATATTCGAGATTTTCATTTATTTCATCGACATAATCGTCAAAGCTCAGATTTATTTTCTTTTCACCATAACTTTTTTTACTATGGTCTTTATAATAATTCCTAATTATGGTTTGACAATAACTGAATGCTCTGGCTTTAAATAACCTATATTTCCGACCATCCTCACTGTCAATCAACTCATCTAGTTTTTCTTTAGCATCCTCAATGAAAATAAACCTAAAACCGTTAGGTCCATCAGGTAGTTTATCCCATTTATCACTAGCCTCATTTTTGCGTTCAATAATAAATGGTTTATACTTAACCATATGGTCAACCAAATGCGTTAATGCATTTTGTTCCACCTCTTCCATTCCATAATTTCCAATATGTATCGGATAACGCCTTAATATTGATTGAATCATTTTTCGAAACGGTTCAATCAATATCTGATTATAGATGTCATTCTTTTCTTCCAGCGAATCAGAAAGAATATAATCTAAAACGGCTTGTTCTTCTCGTTCAGCAAAATACTGCTTAACTTGTTCAACTTTCTTCATCCATTAGATTTCATGAATAAAGTTATTGTACAACAATCTTCTGAATTCCAGTTAAATCAATTGGTCTGTCGTTCATGAAATTAGATTCCTTCTTCGCTGTTTCAAACCAGAACTTCCTTTCTTCAACAGACATATTTTTCAGATAAGTATCAAACAAACTACCTTCACGTGTTGCGAGGTGCTTATAACCAATTTTCGATATGCTGAAAATCTGTGCTGCATTATTTAATGCTCTAAGTAAAAACTCATACATGAACGTTAATTTGATGTTGGATTTATAACCACCAAGATTTTCGAATTCCGATTTCCTGATAATTGCTCCACTCAATTTAAAATCAGTGTATTGTTTCAATGAATTTAGGTTAAGATAACCCATTTCACCGTTCTCACCCACAAACTGTTGTGCCCATACAGTCTCATTAGTCATCTTAATTCCTTGATTTTGTTCATTAACTTCAATCAACATCGTCATGAAGATGTCAATTTGTGGGAAGTATTTGATGTGCTTCAGAACGTTTTTAAAATATCTATCACTGTATTCATCATCAAATTCAAGTACCGAGAAATATTCGGTGGTTACTGATTTCACAGCAAGATTGACTTGAGACTGGTAATCGGTTTTACCATCATTTTTTACCATGATGAAACTCTCATGTGTTAGTTTATCTTGGTGTTTACGAATCATTGAATCTCTAAGGCCAATGATACTTTCATCAAGTTCTGATGGATAAACCAATACCATTTGCGGTATTGTCTCAACAAGTTCTTGTTTAACAACAGACTCGATTGCTTTGGTAGCCAATACCGATAACTCATCGTTATATTCGTGTATTGGGATTATTACTGATACATTCATTTGTTTCTTTATTTAAGATTTATATTATTTATCCCGCAGGTTGTGTCGTAGGTTCTCCCGCAGGCTGAAGTGCTGCTTCCAGTAATGCAATTCTCTTATTGGCGAGTTCTGTATAAATCTCAACCAACCTAGCTTCACTATCCTTCTGATTATATTTTGATGCTATTGCTTCCATTGTGTCATATAATTCTGGTGTTATTGCATCATCTAGGAATTTAACAAGGACATCACCAACCAATCCAGGGAGGTCGTAATAGTTTTCAGTCCACACACCAGCACCTTCAACAACCTTAACTGCCTCACCATTTTCATCTCTTTCAAGAAGGTATTCGGGCATGATATCGGGTTTCAGCGCAATTGGAATTGTGCCTGATTTCATACATTCCAACGGAAATGTTCCGAAAGACGCAATCCTATCAATCCATAATGCAGCAAAATTGCCCTGTAATCTCTTCGCAAAATCAACTCTACGTAATGGTTTTGGTGGCTTACTTTTTGTCACCATTGGGTCGAAAGTAACCCAATTATATTGTGGGTACTTGCTAAAGAATAGCTTCACAAACTTCGAGATTTCGTTTGCGTTTCTACCAATAACCGAAACCACAGGTTTTTGTGGAACATCTGTTCTCTCAAAATATTCAGGAATTCCAATGTTATAAGTTTTAACATCATATTTACCCACACCATAAAAAGTCTCCAACCATTCTTTAAGGTTCGGTGAGGTCGTGATAACATCTTGAACACCAAATGATGTCCAATCAGTACCAGGAATCAATGAATTTGTCATGTAATCAACAGATTGTAGTAAACCAACCCTTAAACATGGGAGATTTTTGGTTTGTTCCATCACGTTTGAATAAACTTCGGGAATAACCATAATGTCTTCAGGACCTACCGTTAATTTGGGGTCGGACATCGCCATGTGAGTATGGGTTGTGAGTTCCTTTTCAATCCAATCAGGTGCTACATAGTCACCTTTTTCGACCATAACAACAACTTCATAACCTAAATTCTTAACTACTGTTGCATGAAAATACATTTCATATACACTTGCAACAGGATTCTGTGACTCTGGTATAACAAATAAGAATTTTGATTTCTTATTTACCAATTTGTCGAGACTAACTTTGATTTTCTCGATTTTCTCTAATTCAGCTTGTTCTGCTGATACTTGCATTTCTTCGCTCATTTTATTTCGTTTTATATTTTATTATTTTATGAAAATCCTGATTATCAATTAAATCAGCGACTTGCAGGACTTCCAACGAACCTGCTTTAATATTTTCGTTATATGGACGCTTGAGTTTAATCAATTTCTTACCCCAAGGCACACCAAGTTTAAGTATTTCAGGGTCCGTTGTAATTAACACATCGGCCTCTTTCCACATATCAACGCTTTTATCTACAAACTTGTAGTTCTTGAATCTCGCTGAAATCTTACTTAAGAAGAAAAGTGTTGGTGGAATACTGAATCTGTTTTCAACAGACATTACAGTAAAATCAACAGTGTTTTCGTACTTCTGTAAGAAATTATTGACGTGTAGGTCCAATTGTGGATACATTTTTGGTGCAGCACCGTGAATTTCAAATAAGAAATCTTCATACATAAACCTATTATAAACTTCTTTTGCAGTAAGTTCAATTTTTTCTTCAGGTTTAAATAACATGAAGTCAGCAGGAGCCTCACCTTTATCATCAACTTGATAATCGATTGGGTTAATTGTATCTGGTGTGTCTTCAGGTTCACGCATTTCCTTAACCTTTTCAACACTGTCTTCCCAGACATATTCATTGAAATAATCGTACACATACTTGGCTTCGATGTCGGTTTCTTCATCACCAAACTCCTGTGTATAAAATCTATCGAATTGCAGCCACTTGGCTCTTAGAACTTCGTCTACGTCAATTCCTATTCTTAATTTACTCATCCTTATTTTCTTTTAATTGCTCCAATTGATTTTGAAGCTGTAATTTTAATTCTCCCATCATTTTATTATTCTCTTTAATTAATTCGGCATCTGTGACATATCTTGGGTTAATGCATTCAATTCTTGTGTCAAAAGATTGTTGTGGAATTATGAGAATTTCCCCTTTAAATGTTTCAGGTGTTATTTTTTGAGAGACTTG